GCGGGCGATGCCGGGTTTGAAGTTAAGGAGAAAGGGAACGGACATCAGATGCCTATCGCCATCCAGAATAAAGGCCGTGAGGCAGAGGCCACGCCTGCCACCGTAAATGCTTGCAGCACCATGCCCGTGATGGACGGCGTTGACGTTACCGCGCACGTCACATCATACAGCGTTCCTGCGGGAACATCCCGCAAACTACACGTAATGCTGTATGGTCCGCCGCTGAACGATATAGGGAATGTCACGATAGCCGAACCGCCTGCGTTGGTAGCCGCTTGTCCCCACTGAAACAGAATGCCGTTGGGTAGATACGTGTAACCGTTCGTTGCCGCAGAAGACGCAAACTGGCTGAAATTAACAACGCGTGTTCCGGACGAACCGTTGGCGGCGGTAACTACGCCCGAGAACGCGCCTGTCGTAGCACCGGTCAACGCTCCGCCCATCGCCAAAGACGTGACACCGGACAGTGTGCCATTCGCCGTGATATTGGTGACGCCCGTGAGTGCGCCACCCATAGATAGTGACGTGACACCGGACAGTGTGCCATTCGCCGTGATATTGGTGACGCCCGTGAGTGCGCCACCCATGGCGAGCGATGTGACACCTGATAAAGTGCCGCCTGCCGTGATGTTTGTTCCGACAACAAGAGAAGTTGTTGCTTTCAACGACGTGCCGGCGGTGATTGTGCCTGTGGTTGTAACCGTCGGGCCTGTGATGGCACCGGTAGCGGCCAATGTGCCACCCACGTTGATGTTGGTGCCGATAGTGGCCGCGCCCGTCGTCGTCAAGGTGGTGCCGGACAATTCAGGGCCGAAGACAGTCCACCACGCACCGGCCCCGTCGGTCACAAACTGTGCGCAACCTTTACTCGGAATCGTGTAGGCGACACCTATGGCGCCGCCGTTGATGGAGTCGGCGGCGTTAGGTGTTACGGTAACGACGCCGTTCTGTGCGTAAACTTGTATGAAAAACGAAGTATCAACGCTGCTAGTTAGCGGCAGATTGAAATTGATAGCCGCTGTAGCCACGAACGCACGGCGATTGGATCCCGCTGTAACCGTCTGGTTCGTGGATACGGTTGACTCAACCCATTCAATATCGTTCAGGCCAAGCAGTGCTACAACGGCTGCCGCGTTCGGCGCGGTGAAGATAGACTTTCCGATAGACGTGCCGCCGAGATTAGTCAAGGCCGAATCTGCGGTTGTAGCGCCTGTGCCGCCGTTGCCGACGGATAGCGCGCCTACCAAGGCTCCGAAGGAGTTGAAGGTTGTAGCTCCCGCTACCAGAATACCAGAGTTGCCAGGATTCATAGACAGCGTGGCAGCGCCGTTAATCAGTTCACTAGACGTGGTGCTGATCGTCAGAACATCACTACCGTAGTTGGCAACAAGACAGAACCAACCGTCGCCAAGCGTTGCGATAGTGTTAAGTTGCAGCGTGCCGGTCGTTCCCAACCACACAACCGATTCACCGCGGTAAGATGGCGTCAGGTTGGTGTTGGTCGTTAGGTACGAAATCGGGAAGTCGGTTTGCAGCAGCGAGCCGTTCGCTTCCAACCCTTGACCCGCTAGAGACGCCGCTGACGCCGACGATGTGGTTGACGCCAACTGATAAGCGCGCCACGTTCCGTTCGCCGTGGAGTTGTCAGTAAGCGCCAACATCCATGTCTGTGTCGTCGCGATGGTGGCGATGACCGTGGATTCGTCGTTGGCGCGGACTTCAAAAGAGTTGGATCCGACGTTCGCAATGTAACATATGACGCCTGAAGAACCAGTATTACCCGGCGGCATAGCGAGATAGAGGCTGCCGGTTGATGCTGTGACATCCATAAGAGCGGCGACAACGGGCGTTCCGGGCGTCGTTTCGAGCGGCCACCGCAGGACGGTGGATGTGGCCATCGTGATCGCTTCGTATGACGGCGATGCCGGTCTTACGGTGTTTCCAGAGAAGATGTCTAAAAAGGAACTGCCTGACATACGCTACCCTTGCATTCTACGTCGCTTTCGCGTAGTATAGCAAATCACAAGCCCGGTGGAAACGGGCTTGTGATTCTAACCAACACGAGAAAGGGAGTTTCTCACAATGGCTAAAAACACTATACCCTGTTCCGAAGAAAATTGCCAGAACCTTGTTTGGGCACGAGGTCTTTGCAATACTCATTACAAGCGCGCACGAGAAAAAGGTGCGTGGCCGTCGAACGTGTCAAGTCGCGGTCCTTGCTCTATGGAAAACTGCTCTCGCCCCGCGTTAGCGAGGGGCTTATGTGTCAACCATTACCAATCCGAAAAACGTAAAGGTTTTGAGCCTCTAGCACCAGTTCGGTGTATTAATAGGAACTGTGACAGTTTGGCCGTTAAAAACCGTAGATGTGCTATACACCACGAAAAATTTATACTAAACGCGGAGCGAAGAAACCCTGATATATGGTTGTTCGTTGATAAGTCGGGAGGCCCCGACGCATGTTGGCCATGGACGGGACACAGGCACCCGAAGCAAAATTACGGTATGAAAGTCGTGAACGGGAAAAGAGTTTTTGCACACCGTTTACTGTGGGAGGAATTTAACGGTTCCATACCAGAAGGTCTTATAATCAGACACAAGTGTGATAACCCGCCTTGCGTGAACCCAAACCATTTAGACATAGGCACCTACAAAGACAACGCGCACGACAGAGATAGCCGAGGTCGTCATGTAGCACTCAGAGGCGCCGACAACGGTGGTGCAACACAAACCGACGAAAGCGTAATAGCAATTATCAAAATGAAAAAAGCGGGCGGTACGTATAAAGATATTAGCGCTAAATTTGGTGTATGTATCGCAACTGTGTATAATATAGTGAGCGGGAAATCCTGGAGACACATAGACCGTAGTTTAATTACGGTCGATTCCTAACGGATGCTCGATCTAATTCCTTCTGCATATCTTGCGAATCGAGAGTGGATATTTCAGCGGCATAAAGCTGCGTCCACGTACCCAATCTTTCGTCGTTAAAAATAAAAGGCGCTGCTTGAATAAGCGATCCATATAAAAGAGCATTTTGACAGTATGAACTGAAGAAGTTTGACTGCGTAGTTTCATCTAGCAAAGGCGGCTGCAAATACGCTAGAATTTCCCACGGATAATCGTCATCCGGTGTAGGACCCACGAGCCAGTGAGAATACGAAAAATCGGCGTAGAAACGAGGCACTCCTGTTTGTGTTGAATCAGGCCAATACGTACGAATATACTCGTAGGATCTGGCCCATAGCGGCGTTCTAGTATTTTTATCTGTTCCAGCGCCAAACGACATACTTACTACATTCCGCAATCTATCCGGTTTTGCATAAACAGATACGCCCGTTGCAAGTCCGATAGGAGCATCTACCAAAACCTCTAATGTCCCCAGCAACTTTAGTTGCTGCATAAGTGCTCTTTCTGCGTTATTGACAAAGAAGGGGATTTTCTCGTGCACGACAGGATCGGTTAAAGCACTACCACCACGTTCCAAGTAGTTTGCAATGTCCTCTTTAAGAGATGTGAACGTCATGCTAGTAGCCATGTTTTCAGTCCGCCATCATCTCTTGCCGTGGTTCCGCAGTAACTTCGCCGATCTTCTCCAACGCCGCCCGCACCTGCATGAAAACGTCGATTTCCACCGCCTCTAGTCGCGACCGCGACAGGAAAATCAAAGCGGCTCGTGCAATCTCTTTATCCATAGTATCCTCGTATTAGGCGCTTACGACGCCGAGTTGTGCCGAAATCCAAGTGTTCGCGGCTACGAAGGTATAGGTGCAGCGCAAGGCATTTGTCAACGTGACACCCGTGCTGCCCGCGTTTCCGTCAATAGTTTCCGATGCAGACGCATAAACTTTGACAGGATTGGCACCCGCATTGAACACGTAGATTATCATGCCAACCACACCGACGGGCAGAATAACGCCTGTGCTCGCTGCCGCGGTCGTAATACGGTTTACCTGTTTCGCCAGTTGCAAAGCGTCCGCCCGCGTAGTCCCGGCAGCCGTCAACGCGTTACCGACACTTTCATGCAGGTATTTCGTCACGGTAACGCTGCCGGCAGCCAGCACCAAACTCCCGCTCGGCTGCAATGTCATCGTGGCTTCGGTTGCCGTCATCGCAACGGTGAACGCTGCGTCGTTTACTTTGCTGCCGCCACTCGTTGTGACCGTCGGGAGCGGATATTCAGGGTAATTGGAACCGGCGCCGGTTACGTTCGCGGTAAGAATTGTCCAACCCGGCGTGATCGTTAACCCCGAACCCGTCCCGCCTGTTGCACTTACTGGCGACGCAGGCAGTACCGAGTAACTGCCCGCACGGTAAAGCGCCAACTGTGTCGGAACGCCTGTCACTTCGTCGTCCACCGACACCACACGATACTGCGCGGTCTGCGTGGACGTGCCACCGACAAGAGTTAGAATTTGGTTCGTATTATATAGTGTGCCACCTGTGAAACTGATCGCAGTGCGCGCGCCTAGTGTGGCAACCGTCGCTGTTGCGGTAGAACCACTGTCGGCTGGTGCAGCAACAACGAGTGTCGGCGCAGAACCGAATTCACCGCCGTCAACAACCGTGATCGTGTTTACGGTAGCAGTCGTAGCTTGTACATATTGGCGTGTTTGTAGTCTGACGCCGGCTGTCGTGGCCGCCCCCGCAAGGGTTCCCCCTACATAAGTGGCACCTGTGTTGGATTGTATGTTAAGTGGCGTCACACCGGTCCAGGTCAAATTTACCGTCAAACCCGAACCGTATTGCCGCCCATTGCGCACGAGCGCTTCCGTGGCGACATTAGTAGTGCTGCCGGACGTTTCCCAACCGGGTTTGAATATTTCTATCGCGTCCGGGATATATGTTAGGACGCGACCACCGCTCACGTAAGCAGACCATCCAGTGCCGTTAACTGCACCGTTCTGTTCGGTGTATAGTTCAAACGTATTTGCAGTAGCGTTCGTCACCTTGTACGTGACCCGCACTGTGCCGGCGCTCGTATAAGTGTCCCAATTTGTGCTGTCTACCGCGGTGCCGTTCGGGAATTGCAGTGTGAACGTGTTAGTCGTACGGTTCTTCACGATGTAATATGGGTTGCCGTTCATCTGCGTCATACCGCCGACGGACGACACACGAACCCACGTATCGTTTGCCAACCCGTGATTAGTGACAGTTAAAACGGCGGGGTTTGCGTTAGTTATTCCAGTTATGGTCTGAACCTGCAGTTCTTCCATGCCGACGGCAGCCGTTGCCGAGCCGGACCCCGATTCAGGATCGTCAACTGATACGTCGAAAATGGTGCCGTTAGACAACCCGTGCGCCGCGGACGTAATGACAACCGGATTGGCCTGTGTAGCCGAATCAATATTTACGACGATACGACTGGTGATTTTTATGTAAACGTCTTGTGCCGTTTTGACAATATCGTTGGTAGAGTAGCCGCTACCGGCGGTGTTAATCGCTACCGCGGTGGACTTGGTGACGGTCGTGCTAAGATCGGCGCCGGTCACGAGGCTGCTCAGTTTCGCGTAACCGACCTGCGCGGAGCCGCCGTAACTACCGTCCTGAATGTCGCCACCGTTCCAACGGATGACATGGTTGGAAAAGTCTACCTCACGAACGTCAAACCCGCCCGCGGCGACAGACGGAATATATTTGTAAGTATTTCCAGTGTAACCTTTGATAAGTGTTCCGGTGGTGTGAATAGGATATCCAGAACTATATGACCCTATAGCCAGTCCGGTTTTCCAGTTACCCGCGCCGCTTGTAGCGTTGCTTGTAGACAGTTGCAGTGCGGCCCAATCTTTAGCGCCTTGCACTTCATGCGTAGTTGTAAGCACGACTAAAAGCCCGTAGCCCGAAGCAAAAGACGCCCCGGACGCAACATTAAGATCCATTTCGTATCCGACTACACCTCTACGGTAAGTCCCGCCCACCCCAATAAGAGTCTGGGTGTTTAGCGCATATGTATTGCCCCAGCCGAAAAAAGACGTACCGAATCCCGTAGCAATACCTCCTACGTTATTATTGCTGGAAACAGCAAATTTACCGCCTACCATACCCCGAGAGGCTCGAATTTGAGTCGTTACCGCTGTAGACGGTTCTATTATATTACCATCAACAGCGGCACGCCCCCCATTATATCCGCTAATTAAGCGCCCTTCTACGCCAAGGTAGTTTATACCGCCCCCCGCACCGCGAATCATCGCCACGCTATCCGATGCAGACCCAAAAGTATTGTAAGCCCCGGTATCTAATATATAACCAGAAAAATTAGACCTAAAACTTGTAAGTGTGGGTAGCGTTGTTCCGCCAGTCAAAGGAGGGAAAAATGTGGTCAATGTCTGGTAAGTATAAGCTGTAACTGACGAATTTACCCGTAACGTGTTGTTGATCGTCTGAGCGCCGGTAAACGTGTTGGCCGTCAGACGCGCGAAGCCGTTGCCCTGGCTGATAAAGTTGGCGAGCGTAATATCGCGAGCGACACCGCTTTGCGACACGATGATCCGATCCGTAGACTCGCTAAGTGGAGTTGTAGCGTCGCCTAGTTTTGGTATCGTAACTGGGATCGGAAGTGCCGTCATCTATTCGTAACCTCTGGTGGCGGCCTAGTTAAAATGTAAGCCCGCGTTTAACCACTTAACGGTTCCGTCCGCTACCGCCACGCCTGTAGATGTCGGCCACACTGGCGCAGTAGAAGAACTTGTCCCAGCTATGATAGCAGTGTACGTGTAGAAAGTCATCCCCACCGCATCCATGCCAACAGGGTTACCGTTCGTCACCGAATCACCCACACCATACGCGGTGTTGGCAGACCAAGGCTGACTTACGTTAACCTGCGTGACAGGATCGTCTGCGGCAACGGCTTCATCCGTGGCGCCGTCTACGCCGATAACTTCGCCGTTGGCTGCTGCGATAAGGGCTTGGATTTGGTCTACGGGGTATTGCGTTGGGCCGGGATAAAGCCCAACGTCCGGTCTCGCATAGCGTAACGAAATATCTTCCGCCGGATGGGGGGCTAACCTGTACGGATCTAGTAAATCTCTATCTTTTTCGCAGACGAGCAACCCGTTCGCGTTCGGATCAGGATGTAGTTCCGTAATAGACATCTTACGACTACATCTGGCGCATATACCGATGCCAAGTGTAGATTTACCTCGCGTGTTAAGAAATAGCGGCATTTATGCTGTGTAAGGTCGTAGGTTAGGTGCCCACCGTATAGGCGCTCTTACCCGTTCCTCAGACCACGCCATCGCCTCCGCTTTTTCTCGGTTAGTTTGTAGCAAGGCAACTCTAGCGCTCCACATAGCTGTATCTTGTCCTGGCACCGGCACCTCATAGATCAGGAGCGACGCCAGCCGCCAGATCAAAGCCTCCAGCCAGCGCTGCGGCACTTCCACGTCGTTCGTCAGTTCGCCCGGATCTTGGATATACCGGCGACATAGTGCCGTCACGGTGCCGCGGTAGAAGCCTTCGACGTTCAGTGGTGGCCATATTTTCAGCACCGGTTGTGCTAGTTGTCGATCAAGATAATACGAATT